CAGTCGCATAATTTCTGTTGAAATTAGCATACACGGGTACTGTAACAATATTAGATAGCTGATATTGAATACATTGTGCATATACTGACGGATTCTGTTGTGTACTCATACTGTCGTTTCAGGGTCATTTCTGTAACACAATAATGTGATTTTCATGCGGTCATTGCTTTCACGCACATCCGTCACACGCCAATTATTGCCACGCCAAGTAATACTGTATTCGTCTTGCTTATCAACAATACGCTTAATGTTAGGCGTATAGTTAAAGGTTATATTGACCAAATCCTGATAAACACGGTATCTTTCAGAAATTCTTACGGCATTTGATACATCATTTACCAATGCCCGTGATGTAAACAAGGGGGTAATAGTTGTGGTGTACTCGCCAAAAGTATCAACCCCATTGGTCACTTCATTAATTGTTGTATTTTCGTATCTAACAATGCCCATTACATCCTCACATCACAAGTGGTTTGTAACTTCTTAATAATTGGGCAACCCCAAACGGTATTTCGTGCATAACTGCTATATTACTGTTTGAACGGTTGTTATATAAATGTGTTAACAATAACAAACCTGCCTGTTGAATTACAGGGTAGTTTGCCAACGGTGAACGGGCTGTTGTGTATTCAACAACAATAGGATTAGTAACCTGCGTACTAATTTCTGATGGGATTGAATTAACAATAATCTTATTACCCGTTGAATCATATTGGTAACTTGATGATGTTAATGTTTGCAATACCGATGGGATATTGCCATCCCAATACTTAACAGAATTAATTGTTACGCCAACTTGACCCTGTTGATTTTGCGTTGTTTCAGGTAAATCCAATGTTACGGCTGTGCCAGTAACGGCAGGGTTGCCATAAAACACACGGTATTGAGTTGGGAATATTGCCATTCCTAAATAATCCTCAATTGCCATGCGTGTGGCAACCTCTAACCCTTGTAGGTAACTATCTTGGCTTTCATCTTCAAACAGGTTTAACTGTTGGGTGATTTGGTCAAGTGTCAACCATGCCGTTACAAAATCCCTGCCAATCTGTTCAACCTTTTCATAGTTGAACGGATTGCGGTTTTGTGTAAGGTTTGGGGCAATACTTAAATAATCGCTTGCCATGATTTAACCTTTAATTAAGCAACACCAACTAAGCGAACACCCGCAAATACATCACGAATTGTTGAACATACACGCTTTTCAGCATAGAAAGTAATGAAACCAACTGCGCTTTGTTCAGTTAATTTGATTGACATTTCTTCGTTGTCAGCAATAGTAAAGAATCTATCCCATTCACCAAGGTAAACAGGGTACTTACCTGCGCCTGCAACATCCATGTATGGGTTAGGGATAACACGGTGACCAAAGATGTAAATTACTGCGCCACCATCTTCACTACCAATTTCCATGAAGTTGTTAGCTGATGATGATGCTTTTAGCTTACGCAATGAAGCAATAGTTGTTGGGTGCATCATCCATGCAGTTGTTTCTTTGTACAAATACTGTGATGGTAGTGCGCCTTGTAGGTTAGCTAAGTCATCATAAGTAACTGCTGATGCGCCTGCTTGGGCAACCTGCAATACTGTATGCAAACCGTTAGTAATAGCTGAACCGCTTGTACCAAATGATGCTGAAGATGTAGAACCTGCATAGCTATTTAAACCACGCAAACCTGATGTAGCACCTGTTTGAACGGTTGTTGAACCTGCTTGGTCGTTATTCAAGAACATTCCCAATGCCTCTTGTTGGCTAAATTCCAGCCATAAATCTTCAGCAATAGTTTCTTCAATGTAATTAATGTCTGACAATACAGCAGTTCTAACGGGTACGCTTGCATTGATACAGCGTACAGGTAATTGCCAAAATGATGTATCAATATTTGGTGAACCTGTATTAGCATTGATTGGGTAGCCCCAAGGATTATTTGAACCGTTTTGAATTAATGTGGCGTTACCTGTTTTAACAACAAACGCTTCGTCTGAACCGCTTGTAATAATCTTTCGTGCAACATCACGCAATGGGTTATGTTCACGCTTTGATGCAAACGCATCATCATAAATAACACGACCACCAACACCGCTACCTGAACCTGTTAGTGCTGATGCTTCATTTAAATTTACTTTTGCTTCACCATCAACTAATGCTGTTTTAATGGCTTCAAGAATTGGTTTGGTATTCATGTCTATTTCCAAATAATAAGTTGTAAAAAAGGCGGGGGATTTCTCCCCCTACCTTAATTAAGCACCTGTGGCTGTTGAACGGAAACGAACACCCGCATTAATATCTACTACGGATGTGCATAGGCGTTTTTCACCAAAGAAAGTAATGAAACCGACTTGTGTCTGGTCATATCTACGCAATACCATGTTCAAACGGTCAACCGTTGTATGGAATCGTGACCAATCAGCAAAGTACATAGGATACTGTGATGATGTACCTGCTTCACTACCTGCTGAAGTTGGGTTGTCAAGGTATTTGTTTACTACTACTTCAAAACCTAACAATGAACCAACAATGCCATCAGTACGGCTTAAACCGTCAACATAGATTGGGCGACCTTGGTCATCAGTTAAACCACGGATAGCTTGAAGCATCAATGGGCTAATCATGAACTTAGCTGTTGGTGTCCAATATTGTTGTGGCAACGCATAGATAAAGTTCACAATGTCAGCATAAGTAACATTGTTTGCTGAACCAAAACCGTTTGTTGTTAATTGGTCATAAGTAGCCATGCTATGCAAACCACTTGTTGAACCTGTGCCTGATGAACCAAATGCAGGTGTTGAAGTTGTACCACCTGTGTATGATGAATTTGCACCACCGTATTGATTCAAACCACGCAAACCATTTGAACCACCGTAAGGCAATGATGTTGAACCTTGGTCATCATTTTGCACTGCGGAAAGTCCCTCTGTCTGTGAAAATTCTTGCATCATGTCGTCAACAATGTTTGATTCCAAACCATCAATGTCATCCAATGAAGCTGTACGAACAGGGAAAGCGCAGTTCAAATCTTGCAATGTTAATTGCCAAATGTTCATGTTTTCAGTTGTAGCTGAACCGTTGTTTTGGATTGGGTATCCAAAAGTTGCACCTGCATTGCCCGTTTTCACTCTAAACTGATATGTTGCGCCATCAGTTGCAACTGCACGGCTTACACCACGCAACGGGTTAGCTAAACGCAATGCGTGGAATACAGGGTCATAAGCTGTACGACCACCGATACCTGCGCCTGAACCTGTCAATGCTGATGCTTCTTTTAGGTACGCATCATATTGGGCTTCATCAGCAAACACTTTTAATTCTTTTTGAACACGGCTGTCTAATTTAACAAACTCACGCATTTGTTCACGAACTGCACGGTTTACATCACCACGAACTGTTTTAGCAATTTTGATGATTGATGGTGCGTTTAATTCTGATACTTTAGCTTCGATAGCTGATAGTTTTTCTTCAACAGATAAAACCTTTTCATCAACTAACTTAACAACTTCCGCTTTGGCTTCTTCAATTTTAGATACTTGCTGTGCTTCAATCGCATCAACTTTTTCTAGGATTTTTTCAACTGACATAATAATTCCTTATTTAATTCGTTTATCAAGGGCTTTTGCTAATTCTCTTAATTCTAAGGCTTTAAGAATTGCATCAGCTTCGTCTACCACCGCAACAGGTTCACCCTGAATTGGTGTTTCTTCAAGTTTCTTAGGTGCATCACGCATTTCTAATACTTTCTTGAAAATACTTGATGCGGTGGTCGCATCTTTTTTAGTAACGCCTGCATCACGCAATTGTTTCTCTAAAACTCGGGGATTTAACAAACCATCATTATCAAAACATGATTCAAGTTTGTGAATTTCAGCATTAGGATTGTTTGGATACATTACAACGGATACTTCACGAAACCCGCCCTTAGTAATTTGAAAATACCCATCATTAGCTTCATCAGCATTTAACATATTGCCTGCTTCATCAACATAACAATATTCATCAGCGTATGCGCCAACAGAAACACCACCAAACATCATTGGTGATTCTTTTAAAACTTCATATAGGTCTTTTCCACCAACTGTGTTCATATACAGTTTGCCTTTTGCAGTCATCCCCTGTTCATCAAACATGACTTCATCCCATTGACCAACGGGCATACCCATATCATTATGATTTAAGAACATTGGCATTGGTTTGCCTGATTGTGCAAATTCATCAGCCCAATCCATAAAACCTTCAGCTTTGTAGAAAAATTTTCTACCGTCTGCACCCTCTCTTGCGCCCCATGTCGTTGCACGGGCTTCAATTATTCCTGTGGGCGTTGCGGATTCATCCGCTTGTTTTCCTAGCTGTACTTGTGCTTCGCAAACTAATGTCAGATTTTTCATTGATTACCCCAATAGAAATGGATTTATTATCGTCTGTTATCTTGTTGGGCGTAAAACGCTTTTTTGGTAGTTTAACATTAGGTTTCTTTATTTGTGAACCCATAATGCTAATTATTTTATCTATTAATGACATTATTTACCAATATTCATTTTTCGGGCTTGATTACCGCCACCCCCACCTGTGTCTTGTGGGCTTGTGCCTGAAATTGCACCTTGTTGGGTTGATTGTGATTTTGATAACAATTCATTTGCACCGTCAATTTGTGGCATACCTAAAAATTCACGGGCTTCGTTTTGTGTCATTACACCTGCATTAACACCTGCAACTGCAAAATTCATTTGGTCTAATGGTGACCCCTCTAAAAACTCAGTAGTATCAAACTGAATATGTAATGATGGATAACCTTTAAACAAATGCTGTTTTAATTTTTGGGTAATGTTTCTTACCATTGGTGACATTGTAGATTTATAAAATTCATCTAACATTGTCTGTGTATTGTTGTACTTTTGGTCAGCAATGCCCAACATGGCAGGTGGCACACCAAATAAACCGCAAATACGCTTCATGGTTTGCGTTTTTAACTCTGCTGTTTGTGCATCTTGTAAAGTTAGCATATCAACAGGGGTATAACTCATACCTTGGTCAAGCAACATACCTTGACCTGCTTTTGATTGGTCGGTTGTACGCCCACCCGTCATTGCGTTCCATGTTTCTTTTAGGCGTTGGGCAACTTCTTTGTATTTAGCATCAGGAATTACCTGTGTTGTGCTAAAAATACCGCTTGGTTTTGCGCCATTCTGCATTACAAAGTTTGCATATAAATCTATATCTTGGTCTAAGGCTACCAACTCAGTTGCCAAAATACCTTTGTTAAAACCTGCTGAACCTTGCCATGCCATTTCTTTAATGTGCATTACTTGGTAGTTTGCCAATGGTTCATCTTTACTAAAACCGTATGATGGGGTTGTTAGTCTATATGACGGGTAACGGGCGGGTGTTAGCTGTACAGTTATTAGCGTTGCATCTAAGTTGTACATTTCAACAGGTGTTTGGCTTGGGTCTTTTTGGTCTTTACGCCACCAAAGGGTAAATGATTCTCCCGCCAAATCTTGCCACATACACCATTGATACCAAAATTCATATTGGCTTTGAAAATTATTTGGATTTGTTAAAAGGTTTAAAACCTGCTTTGCTTTGGCTTTATCACGATTGCCAACAATTTCAGCTTTTAACGCATCAACATAAGTACCATCGTCTAACTGATACATTACCTTTATTGGCAATTGTGCCAATGCACGGGCTTTTGCCCCCACACACGCCATAACAGTTGAATTGCGGGAAAGCGTTGACATATCAACGGTACGCCCTGCGGTGGTAGTGCTTGATGTTGTTACATAAAGCAATTGTTGGCTTACTGTTTGTCTGCCACCATCACCTTGATAAACAACATTATTACCTAATTGGGTTTGTCCAAACAGGGTATTAGATTCGTTATTAACGGCTTGTTTCTTACTGAAAATATCTAAAATACCCATGTTTTCCCCCAAGTTTTTATTATTCTATATCAAAATGTTCTAAAACCAAAACTATTTGATGTATAAGGGTTGTCCAAAGCACAATGAAATGCAGTAATCATTGCAATAATTCCATCAACTTTTGCTGATTTATCTGCTTCATTCTTACGGATTTTAATGTTACCGTTCACATCCGTATAAACTTCGCAGTTGCTTAATTGCCAACCAACAAACGGATTGCCGTTATGTTTGATTGATTTTTGCATAATCATTTTTTCAACATATTTGCTTGGGTTACTTAAAACCGCCATACCTTGCCCAACCTTTTTGACGGGCAAACCTGCTTCATATAGTCGCGATACCAAATTGCCTGCGTTATAAGCATCATATCCAACTTCTTTTAAATCCCATTGCTGATGTTCAGAAATAATGTAGTCATATATTTCTTTGTCATCCATCACATTACCCATTGTCAGCTTTAAAACACCGCTATTAATGGCATTTCTAAAAATGTCTTGATAGTGTTTAGGGATTAATTCCAAACTTTCTTCAGGTAAAAAGAATTTCCAATGCGCTTCGTAATCATCTTCCGCATACCGCTTTAATGTACAAACAGCGTTCAAGTCACGGGTACTTGCTAAGTCAAACGCCAAAAATACGGCTTCAGGTTCACGGGTTTCTTTAACTACACATTCAGGCGCATCCCACAAATCACGGTCAACCCATGCTGTATTTGCAGAAACAAAGATATTAAGGGTTTTACATAAGAATTCATTTAGCGTTGCGGGCTTGTGTTTTGCTTCTTCAGCCCGTTTCATAATCGCATCTTCAAATACCGTTATGCCGTGCATTGGATTTGCTTTTGACCAATTAATCGGGTCACGCCAATCATCATGCGGGTCTAAGCTGTATAGCAACCCAAACCAGTTTGATTGGTCAGTTGCTTCACCATTTAGCATAGTTTCAAACATTTGCATATCTTCGTAAAACTTGGTGTCTTTAGTAAATGATGCTGTTGTGATGTATATACGCAACGGATTTTGACGGGCAACCATACCTGAATGTAAAACTTCAATACTGTTGCGGTCTATGATTTGGGCTGATTCGTCAATAATTACACATGATGGGTTTTTACCGTCACCTGTTTTTTTGGTGTCACGGCTTAACGCCTTAAACATGGTTTGAGAATCACCCGCTTTTTTAACTTCGTATTTACTTACATCAAACCAACTGCGTATTTCATCAGTTGTTGTTTCTACAAAACCTTTGGCTGAATCAAACACAATCGTTGCTTGTTCACGGTTTGTTGCCAATGTGAATACTTCCGCACCTGCTTCGCCAAACTGCAATTCGTACAATCCAATTGCTGAAGTTAATGTTGATTTGCCTGCTTTGCGTGGAATGAATACAATAACATCGGTGACCATTCGTTTGGTATGGTCTTTTTTTGCCCTAAATCCGTAAATGGCACATATTAAGAAAATTTGCCAAGGTTGCAAAACAACATTTTCGCCTGCTTCTTTTCCTTTGGTGTGCTTTAACTGCCCAACAAAATCTAAAAAATGCTGTGGGTAATCAGGGTCAAAATACCAACCCCATTCTTTGTTTTCAATCTGATTTAAAAACCGTTGGCAGGTTAGGCGTACATTTCTGCAAACCTGAATTTCACCTTTGGCAACCTGCACGGCATATAAAACGCCATCTTGCCAATCCATTAAATTCCCAACGCCTTATCCCAATATTCAACTTTCCATGACCAACCAACCCTTGCTTCAAATGTTTTACCATTTTCAAAATATCTGACGGTCACATAGCGATATTTGCGTTGTTTTAATTTTTTATATAACTTCATCCTTTAGCCCCACGCAACAGTTTTGATGCAATTGATGAACTGCCACTATTGGTATTTTTGCCCCGTGACAATCTGCCTTTAGGGGTTAACCCTAATTCATTCATTAATACAATAATTCGTTTCAAACATTCAGTACGGATTGCAAAATGTGGATTTGCGCCAAAAGTTTTGCCACCGTTAAATTCAATAATTAACGGTTCAACTTCTAATGCTTTATTACATTTTACATACATATCAATGTGGTCAGCCAACATTGCCAATGTGTGACGGTCTTGTAAACAATTAATGCCGTACACCTCTTGCAAAAATGCTGAAGTTTCTGCAACAAATTTTTTCTTATCCCACGCATCAGGATTGTCCATCCACTCAGCTTCAGGGATTCTGTCAGCAATAGTTTCTGCCATTGCATCAATGCGTACAGCGTTTGTACTTGGGCTAACAATTTTTAATTCAGGTGGTAGTTTGTTCATATTTTATCTTCTTTTCAATGTGTAACAATAATACAACAGTAC